ATCTGGTTATAAGGTGGATAGTTTGTTGTTGTTGTTACCTTCTGAAAATTTGAGAAGGTATTGAAAAATGGATCATTAAAAAGATCCAGTGCTGTTTTTACCATGTTATTCCCCTTTCAAGCGAATAAGTTAATTTACCCCCCATTTGGGCAGGCATTAATATTATATCACAGACTCATCAGAAAAGGCTATACTTATTGAGTGTCTTGGGCCCACAGACTCAACACTGTGTCTTACTCCTTTTGGAATATATGCTAAGTCCCCTGGGTTTAATATAATTGCATCAATCAAATTTTCTAAATCATCAAAAAGTCTCCACAGGCTTTGGCCTCCACCTTGAACAAAAAACCTATTTTCTCTGTCAAAATGCACTTTAGGATTCCAAAAATCTCCATCTATCCCATGCTCTTTAATGGTAATATTATCTGGAATTTTTTTAGGGTTGTTTTCACAGAACCTATTAAACAAACTTAGACAATCGGGATCACTAATAATATTATTATTTCTGTTTATAAAATGGACTATAATCATTCCAAAAAGAGGATTGCCTTTATAAACTTTGTTAATTCTATCTAGCACATCTTTGTAATAACTAAATATGATTTCTTTTTCTTGTGCCTGAAATGATCCAAAAGACATATACACTACCTTTTTATCTAAATCGTATATATCTCCTATGTCTGACCAAGATGGTGTCTTTGTAAGAAAATTCCTTGATACATGAATCCTTTTTTGTTCTGTTGCTAAGACTATGTCATCTTTTGTAATTGTGGTCATGCATAAATTATAGCATATTTAGGCATATGGTATAATTAAAATATGAATAGTCATAAAATTATAAAAGGCCCTTTGGGGTATGATCAAGAAAAAGAGTACGAGTACAATGAGATCGAAATAGCAAGATCTATATCTCAAAACCAATTAAATAATGCAAGAATATTTAACTCAAAATATGAGTACGCAAAAACTTTAAATAAAAATATAGACTATCTAGAAGTAGGGGTTGGTTGGGGTTATTCTGCTAACATTTTTATAGGTGAAACAAATGCTAAAAGCGCAGACCTTTTAGACTGGTACAACAATGCTCCTGGAGTTTTGCACCCTGGAGGCACTCCTCCAGAAGATGATTCGATAACTCACGAGCAGCATATAAAAAATAAATTTTCTCACTACCCTAATGTAAATACTATAAAAGGTGATGGTATATACATTCTGCCTACTTTAAATAAAAAGTATGACCTAATTCTTTTGGATATAGGAAGAGAAAGGCTCATGACAAGAAAACTCATATCAGATTCAGCAAAGTTAGTTAATATTGATGGTGTTATAGGTTTAACATCTTATACAAATTATGATAGTCTAATGTATGAAGGTCATGTAGGCATATACCAAAGCGTAAATGAATTTTTATACTTTAACGCAAACTGGTCTGTTGATGCTCTGGTTCTACACGAACTTGGCTTTCATGATATATATATCAAAAGAAACTCATAATAAAACAGAAAAGCAGGCCTGCTAAATAACAAGCCTGCTAATCTATAGCAAAATTACTTTACTTGGCTATTTGTTCTTCCGCCACCAGATGACTTCTTAACAGGAGCCTTCTTTGCGGTCTTCTTAACAACCTTTGCAGACTTAACTGCCTTATCAACCTCTTCGACTGAAGGCATTCTACCGAATGCTGAATCTGATGGATTGGCTGCTCTCAATACAACGGGCACAAGTGCACCAAGTAGTGAGTATGCTAGTGTCTGTGGGTCAGTTACTCCAGATGCATACAACGCTGTTGCTGCACCAAGAACTGATCTTCCGTATGACGCTAGTACTGCTTTGATTTGTTCGTTCATTTTTCCTCCTAGGATATTACTTTGTTAGTTCTGTATAATGATTTATACAGACATCTCTAATTTGTGTTTCAGTTGCATATAATTTTTCTGCTTCAAGTTTACAATCCAGTACATGGCAAGAATAAAAAGCGTTGTATGCCAGATCTTCGTATGACTTGAAAATTATCATCTGGTTAGACCTAATAGCGGTCTTTGGATACTAGATCCACGATACTTAAACCAACGAGTAGCAGAATATCTTTCTTTTCCAGTATTCTCAAGGACTTCATGCCAATAGTCTGCATTGCTTGGAAACACAACAAAACTGTTAGACTTTGGCTTAATCTTTAGATTATGATCTGTGAAGTTTATTTCTCCCCCATCATAGTCATCGTTTATGTAATATATTGCTGCAAAATCTCCTGTTGTATCTGCATGTTCGTGCATACTGTAATTTTTTTCAAACCTAATTAAAGGAGTTATCTGATTATCAAAAGGATATAGGTCTGCATTATAAAAATCTAGACATTGTTTGTATGCAGTTATAAAAATTTTATCTAAAATTTTACCAATTTCTTTTGGCATCTCTTGTGGCGGAATAAATTTGACACCCCAGGGCTGAGTATGCCAATGGTCTGCGCCTTCTACATAGTTGAGAAGTTCTCTATGCTCATCAACAGATAAAACATTTTCTGTAATTCGTATATTTTCTATAGAATTTCCTAAATTAAAGTTTGTCATATGTTAATTATACCATTCTCCCTGTTTGTTAAAAGTAGAACCAGTGAACTGAAACCACATAGCAGAACTATATCTGTTATTGTCAATGATTTCACGGACTCCATGTAAATAATTTTCATTGCCAGGGAAAATAATTAAACTGTTAGGCTTTGGCTTAATCTCTAACCCATGATCTGGGAAGTAGATTTCTCCTCCAGTATAGTCATCGTTAATATAGTAAACTGATGCAATATGGTTTATTTCTGATGACAGAGTGTCTATATGTGGGACCAAATAAAAACCTTTTACAAATTTAACTATATGAATCCTCGGCTCACGGTGTGAATTGATGGCAACATCATAAATATCTGTAGACTTTTTATGAACAATTTCAAAGGCTTTGCTCAGTATCTCCAAAATTTCTTTTGGCAAATTCTGTGATTCAATTGTTTGAGCCTCCCAGGGTTGCTTTGTCCAAGATTCAGCATTTTTTGCATATCGAAGCAGAACTTCGTGCTCATCTTTAGGCAGCACATCTTCTATGTATTGGATATTTTCTACAGAATTGCCTATTTTTGCAACATTGGCTAAATATATTTCATCTTTTTCAGAAGGATTTTCAATCATGTATCTATTTTACCATACTGTTGTTTTGGTTCAGCGCCCAAAAATGTTGAACCAGAAAATCTAAAGAATCTTGTAGAGGTGTACCTGACATTTTTTGTAACCTTGAGCGTTTCGTGCCAGTAGTTTTCATTTCCAGGGAACAAGATCAGAGTGTTAGCATCTGGCTTTATTGTTAGGTTGTGTTGTGGAAATCTTATCTCTCCGCCACTATAGTTATCATTAATATAGTATACAGAAGCAAGATGAAGTTGAGATATAGACATGGTATCAACATGCAAATGCATTGCATAGCCTTCTTCAAACTTAACTATGTTCCATGGATTTTTACCTGGGTGCTCTACTTTTACATCATATATTTTAACAAAGGTTCCGTATGCAATTTCAAATATTTTAGACAATGTGTTAACTATATCTTCTGGCATTCTTGGTGACATAAAACTATAAACGCCCCAAGGCTGTTTTTCCCACTCCGTAATCTCTGTTGCAAAATTAAGCAGTTTTTTGTGTTCTTCTTCAGATAAAACATTTTTTACAATATGTATATTATTTACAGAGTTTCCTATTTTTTCAACATTTTCTAAATAAATTTTATCTTTTTCATCAGGATCGATTGTCATTTATCTATTTTACCATAGTCATCTGGTAGTAGTTTCTTTAGTTCTTTATACGCCCCTGAAATTTTTTTCATTGAGTGGTAGTGAGGATATGCTGTTCCAACAACACCATACTCATCAAAGTATGCAATTTCTGGCTCAATATCACTAATAAATTTATTTAACGATTCTTGAACATCATCAATATATTGATAAGCCCAATCCCTAGAATCTGAAACAAATTTTAAAAATGCTTCATTAGACTGCTCTTGATCTGTCTTGTTTTCATCATTCATGGATTGCTGCATTAGCAAAAGGTTTAGAGTGTTTGCAAGAATTACTCTGTTTTTCTTTATTTGTACCACATATAAAGAAAGAAAGAAACAGGCTAAAAAAGCAAAGACACCAATAAGCACTGATTCAACCATAGTTCTTATCCCCCTTTTGACGAATTGTTGTTGTTGGTCCTATAAATGTAGAGCCAGAGAAAATAAAAGTGACCTGAAAGGTATGCCTAAACCCCTTTGAAACTTCTAATACTTCATGAACATAGTTTTCATTACCAGGAAACATAACCAAACTATTTGATTTAGGCTTAATCTTTAAGTCATAATCTGGAAAAACTATTTCTCCTCCATCATAATCATCATTAGGGTAATACATACATATAACATGTAGGTGTTTTTGAGCATCTGTGTCTACATGAGGTCTCATCTTGCTTCCTACACTCCACCTCCTTATGATATAGTCGCCCTTAAATTCATTACTTAATTCGATATCATAATAATCCATGCACTTTAATCTGGAAGTTTGAAATATTTTTTTTAAAAGTTCAACTATTTCTTCTGGGATTGATTCTTTTGGAGTTCTTTCAGTGGTCCACGGCTCTTTTACCCAA